ATAAGAATAAATAGAGGAATAAAAATATGGCTGTCATTGCCCAAGATTCACAAAAACTTTCACACCATCACGAATTTCACGGAACAAACAACCACCATACACAAACTCACGATACAGAGTAGTTGCACCACCAAGACGGTTACGCAAAGGCTCTTGAGTTGAAGTGTAGAACTGGTAAGCATTAACTACTTTTGCATGTGTAATCAGAGCTTGGAAGAACTCAGGAGAACACAAACCAACAACACCTGTGTAAGAATCACCAGAAAGAGCATTATCTTGAATATGAGCAATGATTTCTTCTACTTTACCAAGAACATCAGTAGTTACGGTAGCGAAGTCAAAGTTTACTTCTTTACGTGTTACACCAAAATCTTTATAGAAAGATGCTGGAGCAATTGTACCATTTGGAGACCAAATCTTACCTTGTGTAATAGCATAGAACTTAGCAAATTCTTCAGTCATCAACGCAGAGCGTTTAAGACGAGTCATTTTACGTTCCATAACAGCAGCTTTAGTTTCTGCTGCATCTGCGCTACCGTATGCACGTTGAGATTGTACATCTGCCTGAGTGATGTAATCAACAACTTTATGATATGGTACTTGATAAGTGTGAATCTTACGAGTTTCATCTTGGTTAGCAAGAACATTACCACCACGTACTACATCACCAATCAAACCTAATGTACCAAATGTTTGTTCAAAAGATACTGTAGTTGTTGAGATTGATTCAGGACGGAAGATACCTAAGTCAGATAGTGGAGTACGGACGTTAGGAATCATTGCTAATTCTTCAGTCCAATCCTGTACTTGGAAGTTGTTTGCAAAATTACGAGTAATCATTTATTATTTTATCCTATATTCTTATTATTGTTATTCTTATACAGCTTTAATAACTACAATACCTTTAGCTTCAAGAGCATCAAGAGCAGTAGCTTTCTTAGCAGCAGTATTATAAGAAGCATTTAGCTTCAAACCAGCTTCAGATAAAATTACAGGGCCACGTACTAATGCAATAGCTTTACGAACTGTACCAACAGTAGCAGAGATAGCAGCAGTACCGCTACCAGTACCAGCAGCAGTAGGTAATGCAAGAGTAGCAGAAGTATAACCAGTACCTTGTTCAACTACAGAAATAGCAGAAACAGCACCAGAAGCTACGGTTACTGAGATTTTAGCACCTTCACCATCACCAGTGATTACTGCATTATAAGTACCATCCGTATATGTAGAACCAGCAGTGTCAATAGCAGCAGCTACAATAGCACCAGCATTAACTACTTTATCTTCTAGTACAACAGCAGCAGGAGCTTTACTACCATCATTAGCTGTTTCAACAGCTTCTACATAAGCACCAGTTAAAGTTACTTTACCAAGTACAGTACCAAGACCAAATGCGGTTGTTCCTGTAAAAGTAAGTACCTTACGGCAGTAGTCTAAAGAAGGTTCGTATTCGTGTTTAACAAGGTTTGAAATTCGTTGTGAATCTTGGGCAATGACAGCCATATTTTTATTCCTCTATTTATTCTTATTATTCTTGATTAGATTTTTGTAAACGAGCTTTAAGAGCTTCAGCAACAGGATCACCAGCAGCTTTAGTAATATCAGCAGTCTTAGTACCAGTTTCAACAAAGAAACCATTTGCATCTACTTTAGCAGAAAGAGCTTTAACAACTTCTACTACAGCTTGGAAGTCTTCTGCTTCTAATCCTTTAACAGCTTTGAATAGTTTCTCAGCTTGTTCTTTATCTTCTACAGCAGCAACTAGATCAGCATTACGAGCTTTCTCTACTGCTTCCATTTCTTTCTTCTTAAACAACTCAATAGCTTCTTTAGCTTTTTTAAGTTCTTCTACTTGTTCATTATACGCTTTCTGAATATCATCAAATTGCGCTTTAGCTACTACTTCAGGAGCTTCACCTGACATATTATTTTCCTCTTTGTGAACGGCTTTATCAGCCTTCTTATCAATTGGGGTAGTTTTAGTTTTCCCCTTATTAACTGGCTTTTTACCGCCACTATTAGATTTACTATCTAAATTTGTTTTTAATGCTTTCTCTACAGATTGTTGATCTTCTAATAGAGTTAAATATTGTACTTCTGTTAGAGCTGATAGAGCAGCAGCTAAATCTTGAGCATCTGATAATTCAGCAACACGATCTGCGTTCTGCAACTTACTACGAACATAATCAGAAGGAGATGTCTCTAATACTTCTACTTTAGTTTCACCTTCTAAGGTTTCTTCTAAGTTATCAATCATCTCAGAGTAATCAACCCAACCAAATAATTTAGCCAGTTCTTTAGCATCATCTTCCCACCACATGTCATAGAAACGCATTAAGAACTCAGGAAGTTCCATCTCTACTTTGATGCGTTGTGCTTTTTTAATAAAGTCTTCTGAGAATTGAGATGTTGCTTTAGTAATTAAAGTAGGGTATCCGTTAGCTGCCCCACCTTGATCTTTATGTACTAAAGCTATATGAGAACCTTCTTTAGAGAAATCAAACTCACTAAGTCGTCTCTTTGCTTTACGTTGTTGTGTCATTGTTCTTCCTCTAAATATTCTGTCTTAGCCATACACCCCACACTTACTCCTGTCAGATTTCCTTTCTTAATATCAGTCCAAATCTCATCTTCATGTACTTGGATTACACAACACCAACTACCAGCTTTGATAATCTTTTCATTTAGTACCATATCTACAGGAGCAATATAACTCTCTATGATACTGAATGAATCTGTTGTGGTTAAGTGCAAGAGATTTGCTGTCATTGAATGAGAGTTGAAGTTGTGACAGGCTTTTCTTACTTCTTCAGCAGAATAGATATCACCATGTAGATCAACTTCTTCAGGAGCTAAGACAAGGAATGTTGCTTGTTTTAATTCTTCATTAACAGCTTTAGTAATAGGAATATGTGAGCTGTCTTTATTATTTGTTACCATCTTTCACCTTTGTTTAGGAAAGAGGTATTGTATAAATTAATAATTATTTATTATTGTTATGTTATAACATTGCATTTCATCATATCTGAATTATAACACCGACATTTGAATTGTGCAACAATATTTATAACTTATTTTTATACAATACCTAATCACTGATTACTTTAAGCTGTGTTATCTAGGTTAGTAGATGAATTATCATTACTACCTGTATTATTTCCAACCCCGTCATTCAAACCAGAAGTCATACCATCTCCTGATCTACTGATACTAGAAGTTAAGATTTCATCCAGATTAGTACCTTCTTTCAAAGGTTCCAAACCAAGAACATCTAGCACCTTATTAATGACTTCAGGAGTACGAGGTAAGAATCCTACTGCTCCCACGCGCTGTAAATATTTGCTTGTTTCCTCTAAAGAACTTGCTTCTAAATCTTCAGCAGATAGAGTAGGTAATCGTGTTAAATCCCAACCATTCAGTTTAGCTAATAAAGGAATTAAATGCTGATTAACTACGTTGCAAATCTCTTTTAACTTAGATTCAATAGCAATAGCTGCCATTGTCCCTTTCATTGTACCTAAAGCATAACTACCTGTAGAACTTTGACCCATCAAGAGATGATCTGCACTAAGAGCTGTTAAGATTGCGTTACAGTAATACTCTTTGATATTCTTTGTATCATAAGCTTTACCACCATCATTCTTTAGCAAGCTAAACTTATACATAGGTTGCTTTGTTTCAGGGTCATATATCAAAGGCCAAACAATACCTGCTTGGTTGTTATTCTGAATGTTCCTAACAATACTCTTAATATCTTCATATTGTTGTTTATGTTCAGGAGAAGCATCTGCACCCATAATCTGAGGTGGTACTTCTGCAATAGGAATACCTCCAAGATCACGACTTAAACCGATATTCTCTAAGTCTTCTACAGCAACTTTATACTTCCAAGAGTAGTAACAAGAACGTAAAGGGGATTCACCTAATGGAGAGTCTTTCTTCTTACCTAAACGGAATAACAGAAACTTCTCTCTAGGAATAACTACTTCTGAACCTTTCTTAGAAAGT